AGGACTCGAACCTACGATTACCGAATTATGAGTTCGGGGCTTTAACCAACTAAGCTACTGGCGCCTTAATTTAATTGTACTATATCAATGCTGGTTGTCAATAGCAGACTCTACTATTTGCTGTACATATTCAGAAAAATGTTTTCTTATATTGCCAGCTGGCCTAGAACCGTACGACTCCCATATTCTTTTATATTCAATTACATTATCATATGTTGTTGGACATAAAATAATTTTATTATATCTTTTTAGTGTTGTAGGAAGAGGTACGTGTTTTGTGCAACACTTACATTCCTTGGCTCTTTCTTGGTACTCGCTCATATTATCTCCATATTTTCTATTGATCTTGCTAAGCTTTCAGGCATTCTTGGTGCCCTAATCATGTTGTATACATTTTCTACTTCACCGTCGCTGACTCCAAAGTCGTTGTCATAGCTCATAGATTCATAGTCATGAATTTTTATTTCTTCGTCTCTACGCATTCTAGTTCTGCTAATTGAATTATATACTGCTCCGCATACAGCATCCGCCAAATCCTTTGATCCTTTTCTTGGATGGTCAACCTTATCTCTCATAATTCTTAATTGAAGTAATTCGTCTATCAATAGCGGGATATGTGGGCCAGATAATCTTTCTTCTAAAACAACCATTGCCATATCGTCGTAGTGTTTTTTAGATACCGAAAGAATTTCCGTATTGATACCGTATTTTTTTAATTGTTGCATCATGTCGTGAGAGTTCCATCTATCAAATGTGCAAGTTTTTATATTAAACCCTCTTGTTCTTAAAGACAATATGTAGTCTTTTACCTCTGTAAAATCTACTGATTTGTCTGGGGTCGGAGTCCAAAATCTAACCGCATCAATGTTTACAATTGGAGCTGGTTGGGAGTATGTATCTGTTACCTTTATGTCAACCCATTTACTTACATGGCCCATTGCAACCGCACAATGATCGTGCTTTTGAGCTAAGTCTACATGTATAAAATAATCTTTTTCTAGGTCTGGTTTAAACCATTCTTCAAGTCTTCCAAATTTATCTACAGCCAAACTACCTTGATTAAATGCCCTTTCAATTTTTTCTCTGGATTTAAAAAATGCATCTACTGCATCTGTTGGCATACAGGCAAATCTACCGAGTGCGTCTGGCGCATTTTTGTGAAAAGCAACAGTAAAGTCTGTTATTTTTTTTGTTGGATTTACTTCCCATGTTGGTCTTTTGAGCGCAAATACTCTGGGGTAAACATAAGAAACTATATGATCTTCTTCCCAGGCCACTTCAAACTCATTGCCTTCTGTACCGTTTGGCAAGTCTTGATCTAATTTTAATATCTCTGTCCTAACAATTGTTTCTTTTTCCGCTATGACTGATTCATAAAATTTTTGTATCGGATCATTTTTAAATCTAGGAAAAGAAAGCAGGATTACCTTGCCTACATCTGGAAAACGTGAATCAACTGACGCCCTGTACATGTCATATATTGCATCGGCTGTTTTAGCTTGATCGTGACCACTGGTACTTTCTGTTGCAAATCCAGATATCTCGTCTAGAATTACCACCATAACATTGTATCCTTCCCACGCTTCTCTTTCTGAGTGTCCAGAATGAACTGTTATGGATTTGTCAAATTTAATTTCTGAAGCTTTGTCTGTATACTTACCAGCAAACCAAGGAGAGTTTTCAATTCTCATTTTAAATCCCTTAAAAAAAACATTGTTGGCCTGCTGTGCGTTGATAGCAATATTTAATATATCTATGGCATCTTTTGGCGGTTTTCCATAATACGCTGCTGGATCTTTAAGGCACAACAGTAAATAAACAATGTAAGCTACAGAAATTGTTGATGAGTAATCTTTTCCAGAGCCTTTACCTAATTGAGCAATAACCTCGACACATGTTTGATTAAACATATGTTTTCCTAATTCTTCTCCATAAAGCTTAATAAGAGTAGACTCTTTGTATATTTGAGAACTTTTTTCAATAAGCGTATATTGATTTTCTGAAAGTGGTGGTAGTGCCAAATAATCTGGGCTTGTTACAAAAGTCCGTAGGTCTACTGGTTTTTGCTCAAACTCGTCGCCATCTAGTATATCTATAAACTCTGAAAAATCAAGCGACATTATTAAATCCTTTTGGAACTCGTATGTACTGAAACAAGTTATTGGAATGGAAATACCTTATACCGCTTTTTAATTCTTGTACTTGATGTATGCAGTGTTCTTCTGCACTATGTATTACAAGGTCACCTTTTTCTGGGTGGTAGATAATTCCTTGATCAAGATATAACAGGTCTCCGCCATCAAAATTATTAAAATACAATATTATTCCAGCAATTGTATTCTCTCCTAAATCAAAATCTTCATCTTCCTTAACTAATTTATTAGCATCTCTAATGTGCAATGAGTCGTGATTATCTGAATGAATTGCACCTTTAGTTCCTTGCTTCATCCTAACTAAGCCTCTGTCTATACCCAAATTAACTTCTTTTTCTAAAATACATTTAATTCTTTCATGTATTGGAATAAGCTCTTCTGTCCAAATCATTGACCTTTCGTTTCCCAGCCCATGATCATTAAAGTTTTGTTTCCATTTATCTTCTGGAACGGATATAGCTTCCCGTATTAAAATTTCACACTCTTTATCTGTAACAAAATTTTTATATACAAAAATGTCTTCCCCCAAAGTAAGGAATCCATTTTTATTAAACATTAGCAATATCCTCAGAAATTATAATAGGCTCTACAATTCCAGTAATTTGAGACAATCTTTTAGCAACTTCCACCTTACAGTGATTACAGCTAGACGTAACCTCTTTTAGTATGCCAACCAACATTTCTTGCTTTCTTTCGTTCTCTAGTATTTGCGATGCAATCTCATTGTTTTCAAGAACTCCTACTGCTTGTAACATTGCAATTCTTTTACCCTCTATGTCTGCAATTAGTTTTAGTGTTCCAGATTTTACATTAAGTTGACCCTGAGTATCGGCATCCTCTACTGTTTTCCATGCCTCTTTAATTAATATGTCGTAGTGTTGATCTGCCCCCATTAGAGCTTCTCTAGCACGTTCTCTAACATTAGTGTCATTGTGGACCACAGACTTCCACTCATCAATATACTCTAAAACATCTTTTCTGTTCATACCAGTTATGGTGGCAATTTGTGTAGCTGAATTACCTTTTAACAACTCTGAAACAACTTTATTCATCTTGTCAAAGTGTACGGATGGCTCTATTTCTGTCATTAAATGATTATACTTCTAGTCAACCAAAATGTCAATTAACGCTTGGGTTTTATACCAAATTTATCTATATATCTCTGTATGGTCATTGCAGATACCTTACATTCCTTTGATATTTCCATAATAGTCTTTTTTTGAATATTGTATCTGTTATAAAGCCAGTCTTTATTTTGATATAGCTTCATCGTTGTGTCAAAACCTTATTGGCATAATGGGCAATTCCAAATGAATCTGCTACATCAAAATCTGATACTGACAGATTGTACTTCTTATTAAAGTAATCCGCTGTTCTTTGCTTTCTCATATTCCTTAATTGATTTTTATACCATGAGTCTGCGTATCCTGGATTAGCCAATCTAATGTCCGCCTTTTCTTGCTTAGTAGGATTATTGTTACCGATATAGGCCTGCCATGAAGTTGGGGCTATTGTTATAACTTTAGCCCCAGTTGACATCAGCTCTGCAATAACAACCCCATATACATAAGACAGTTTTATTACGGCATCTGCCGATCTAACTAAAACTGCACCCTCAACTGCAATATAATCTGCCCGTAGTTCATCTAGCATCACATTCATTTTAATTTTTGCATCGTAAATTTTTTCATAAATATCATTTCCAGATAGGTTAATCTTTCCCCATTTTAATGGCACGTCATTTTCCATTAAACAAAAAGCTATTGAGTTTGTAGATGCATCAATGCCAAGCACTTTAGATGCCTTAGTCTTTACTAAACTAGCCAATGTCATCTATTATGCCCATCAAATATTTTTTATCTTTAAAGCGTCTAGACTTTATGCATTTAGAGCAATAAGTTTCGGTATTGTACCTGCTTAAAAATCCTGGACACCCCTTGCATTTTCTTGGAGCACCATTTTGAATAGCTTTTTTTTCGTAATACTTTTGCATAATTCTTTTATTTGTTGCAATCCTGCAACACTCATCAGAACAATATTTTTGATTATGTGTCTTGGGAGTAAAATCTTTAGGACATTCAGAATTAAAACATTTCATTACTTGAAGACTTTCATTAAATCAATTTCAACTGTTCCAGGATTAGATCCTTTTTCCCAGCATGCTTTTTTTACTGGACAATACGTGCAAGGAAGCTTGTACTTGGTTGCCCCTTCAGGACGCTTTGGTAAATCTCCTTCTTTGAAATTATCCCAAACATCTCTCATCCATTGAAAAGCATTTTCAATTATTTCTTTGTTTTTATCATTCATTGAAATTGGAATAATTAGTATCTCTTGAGTGTTTTTGTTTTCATAAAGGAAGAAACCTTCTTTGGCATTCTTTAATTTCATATACGTTAATAGCTGAAGCATGTGGTTTGGGGAAGACTTCATTTCAGCCTGTCTTGTATCCCAAACCTCCTGTTTAGCTGTTTTAATTTCACCAATGACTGTTTCACCGTCATATTCCATAATTAAATCTATAAAGCCTCTAATAGGGGGATACTCGTTTACGATCTCTTCTTCTTCCGCTTTCCACTCAGGCATAGTCTTAATAAGACTCTGTAGTCTTTCGTGAGCCTGTGTGCCCTGAGCCATGTTTGCCACCGCAACAGCATCATTCTCATCAATAAAGACCGCCCCAGTAAATGCCATATACCAGTATCTTGGACATGTACCATGCCCGTAACCCAATAAGCTTGGACTAAAAGACTTCTTTGTAGTGTCTCCATCTGGACGTTTTGTATTTCTATAAGATTCGTCGAGAAGCTGGGCAAACTTTTCTGGGTCAAAGAAATTCCCAGCATGCTTTTTAAATTTAAGGTTTTTTACAATATCTCTAGCCATTGTTTGGCACCCACATTTTTTCTTTTCCTTTATTGTGATATCTAGCCATAACAAACAATAAGTCTGATAGACGATTTAAATACTTAG